GTAAGCAAGCAACTGCTTTCTTGAACTTGTCATCAATTTCCTCGGAAGCCATAACGGTGCCCTTGTTCAGAGGGATGCACTCCCGCTTGCCGAAGTTAAAAAATTGATCCGGAGGGCATTGGAAACCAACGGTATCCTTTCTTCCCTCTGGATCCAGCGCTACTACCTTCTCATGATCGGCGGCTTCTTGAATAAAGGAATCGTTGTTCTCTGCTTCCGCCGCTTCCAAAGAGATGCACTTTCGCTCAATAAAAGAAAAAGTTGTTCCTTCGGAACAACTTACTGGCTCGTCCATCTCCTCTGCACTCATTAGTGCAGTTTCTTTGTTTTCGGCAGCCACATCTGTTCCATCTATAGACGGGGACTGCTTGTCCTCTTCGCCTCTCCAATATGGACCCCAATCATCATTAAGACTTCGGGTAAAAGCAGTGTGATCGGTGGAACCCATAGGTAAGCAAGCACCAGAGTGTGGATTTCTTCGATGCCCTTCAGGACACTCTTCGCCTACGGTGATCGCGAATGCCTTCATCTCGTCAACGAGTTTCTTCACAGCATTCTCTTTCTTGTTGTTTTCCTGGGAAACCATGATGTTTCTACATCCTCCTTACTTGGGTGGTTTTACGCTTGGTTTAGTGGATTTCTTTTTAGGCTTCTGTGCGCCCCCTTTGCGGGGTCGCCCTTCACTTGGGGTACCCTTGGGGGTTCTCTGTACGGGCTGGACCTGGGGCTGGATGTTTTTAATACCTTCTTTAATCATGGTCTGAACATTCTTCTGGAAATCCTTAAAGTCTTCTTGAGTAACCAAAGTAGGCTGACTAGTATCAGTAGTGTCTTTGGTAGGAACAGGCTCATCAGGAGGCAAAGCCTTGGGATTGTAGGGAGAACCAATAATACCCAGAACACCATCTTCTACAAGCGGCTTCTCTTGCTTCATGTTCGCCAACTCATTGCTGAAGTTCATGCCCAACTTCTCAATACCCGTCTCGTAAGAGATAATGCGACGATCAATCATACCCTGAACAACACTCATTAACATGATCTCATCCTTGAGAGCGTTTTCATCGAAGCGAACGTTTGGGTAGTGATCAAAGCCCATAGCAAGAGCTATTTCTTCGTATTCGTTATCAATCCAGCGTTTAACGCAACGGCGAGCATAATTAACTTCTTCTGTAAAAGACTTTAGAGCAGCTTCAATAGCGGCAGGGCTAGCCTGAAGATTTCCATCCAACAATGCACGACTTACACCCCAACCCATAGTAAGATCATCATTAACCTGGGCAAATTTACCCTGTCCTAAAATCTGACTGATCTCGGGGAAAGTAATCTTTTCAATGTCCAGAGTGTGGTTCCAGATAACGTCAAAGCTCTTGTTGGGAGTATTAAAGATCTGAGCTATAGCATCCAACTGACCAGCATCCATTACGGGGTGTTCATCGTTGCCGATGGTAACCTTTAGAATGTAATTAGTAATACCGTCCAACGTGGAGAAGTCGGCTTTAACTAAAGCATCTTTATAATCCAACGCGTCAAAGATACGAAGAGAGCGAGGCAGCGGATATCGTTCGTAGTCTTGTTTCCTATAATCGCACTTGCCTACCAGCTCAGGTGGAAGCTTAATGGGTTTACCACTATTTACATCTTTAAGAAAATCTTTGGGCAGTAGACTTATGAATTCTTTTTGGTCCTTCGATTGTTTTTCTGGATGCTTAAGAAGTTCTTGTAGTTCCTTAAACGCGGAGGGCTTTACGTAAGTATCAGTTTGATCAAATACCAGAGGACCCTGAATTTGAAGAAGACGAGGATCCAGAATAGTATACTTCAAAGGAATATAAGATTTAGACCAAATATTTTTGGCAGCTCCGTAATCCCTGTAACCCATCAGCTCTTGCATCTTGTCAGATGTATTTAAACGATTAAGGCTAGCTTTAGCCTTGATAGCCTTTGTAAAAGCGGCAGGGCGTAATTTGGGGTCAAACTTACCGACTACTTTAAAAGTACGAACAATGCCTACACGAAAGAAGTCAAAAAAGATGTTCTCAACTATATTCTGAAAATCTATTTCTCTATTCCAGGTGTCGTAGAATAGTTTAATATCCTCATCCGCGATGTCGTTCTTAAATCCTTTAGAGGCAAAATTGGTAAGCGTATCTATTACCGTTGCGTATGCACCGCGAGTGCGGTATAGCAGTAGGGACTTAATGTACGCTTGTTCTGGATTGATCTTAGCCGGGTCCGGCTGAGTAATCATCAAATTGATTACTTCACGGCGTAAGAAGTCTCGGCTGATTATTCTTCCTTCTGTATGATAAACTACAGGACTAGTTTCTCCTTTAGGATCAAGGAAAGCTAGCTCTTTCAAACCCTTGGCTCCGGGGTCTTGAACCTGAATCTCCATGGAATGGACACCGGGCTTTACCTCTTCATGAGATAAGACCTTAGCATGCTCCATCTTCTTATTTATTCTATCCTTAACCTCATCCGACATTTAATTCCTCATTTTTTAACTTTTGGCTTTGGTTTGAGAACCGCAGCAGGACTGGTGAGTACTGACCTGGAAGTCTGCATACCAAGCAGCATTCTTTGTTTAAATCCTTCTGGGTCACGCGCTATTTCCAGCTTATCCATCAGTGCTGGAGGAATATCCATAACACTGGCTCCTAAATCCGGATCTCCCATAAAGGTCACCGGGAGATCAGTAGTTTTATCCGGACGAGGCTGTACTATACCAACGTGATGCATGACCACTTCAGGAGTCTGGTCTTTCCAAAGAGTATCATATAGAGCCCGGCTAGCCAACATAAACGAGGTGTAAAGATCTTTCTTTTGCTTACCGTGCCCTTCTCCCTTGGGAACATCAAAGTGATGTTTACCGGTGGCTGTCTCAGTCAGCTCGATGGTTTGCATCTGGGTCTTCATGTCCTTAATGGTTTCCCAGGCAACTTCTTGCGCGGAGGTCGGCTCTTGGTCTCGGGCAGGACCAGGGAACAGCAGGTCTCGGTGTTCTAATAAACGAAGTGCGGAAAAGTTAGAAGTAGAAATAAACTCTGTAGTAAAGTTGCACATAGTAAGAATGTGCCGACCTTGTTTATGAATGTGAACTTCATCGGCGGGATCTAAAATGGGACCCCTTAGATTATTACGGGAATTTTCTGCCAAAATATCTTTTATGGCTAATCCACCACCGCCTGCATCCATGTAGATAGAAGAAACATCAAACGCATCTGCCAAGTCTTCTATTAGATAAGCCATCTTAGGAAAGGTTTGCTTCTGAAGTTCTACCGCATACACTACCCGACCAGGAACACCTAACTCTATAACGCAGATAGCGAAGCTGTCTTCCGTACGAGCAGGGTCTATACCTAAAACATACCTTTTTCCCGGAGTTCCCGCAACCTGAGTTGTGAAGGAAGTTTGACTGCAGGCTTCCAAAAGAGATGCTTTATAAAAAGCTTCGGTATCAGGAATGAATGCCGCCTCATATTCCATGCGGAACTGAAGACTGGACATCTGCTTCTTAGCGTTTTCAATGTTTCCCTTATCAAGGAAGCCTTCGGGAAGTAACCAATAGGGAACCCTAAACACCGCAAAATCATCATCTCCTTTTCTCTCTTCTGACAGATACGTACAATACAAACCATACATGTGGTTAAACATGAAGTATCCAGAAGAAGTTATGATGATTTGGTTATGAGAATCGCTTCTTTCCATCTCCTCTTCAGTAATCAAACCCTTGGCTAAAAGTTCTCTCTGTATCTTAATCCGGCGAACATTTTCCATTGGATCAGCAACGGTAGCGCCCATGGGACGAATAACCATATTAAAGATGTCTTCGGGAATGTGCGGGAACTCGTCGCAGAGAATAGTATAATAGCGAGAACCTCTAATCTTAGTACCATCACCTAGAGGCTGAGCTTGAATTAAAGACGCATTTCTACCACCAATCGCCTTAAAGCGAATGTAGCAGTTATCGGATTGTTGGGTGGGCTTCTTTTCAGTAGCCTCTTGAAGTATAGGAGATCGCTGCCAAAGCTTATTACATTCTTCAAAAACGAATTTAGCCTGGCGAAAAGTAGGAGCTACTAAACCTATACGGTATCCAGGATAGAGCATTGCCTTAAGGCAAGCGAATACGGCATTTAGATAAGTCTTTCCGCTACCGCGACACATGATGGACATAACGTAGCGCTTGGTCCACATAGCTTTTAGAACTACTTTTTGGACATCACTTAATTCTATGTTTAATAAATCTTCAGCTGCCAGTTCCGGGTATTGCCGGTAGAATTGAACTAAATCATCGGCGGCTAGTAAGAACTCCGGATCTTCTACTTTCAATAAGATTAACCATCCTTTTCCAGGACGTCTTTAAGTCTTCTTTGGGCAGCCTCTTCTTCTTGGAGAAGGGTATTGACGCGCTCTTGATTGCGGC